CATCCACCTGCAAATCAAGCAGGGTTCCGGTGTTACCGCTATTACTATCAGCGTTAACTTTAAGTGCGGTATAAGTACCAGTAGGGCTGACCCAATCCAGCTCAGTGTTTAGATCACCCGTACCTGCCAGCTGTCCGGCGTTGTTGTACTGGATGTTGCCGGTTGCTCCAGAGACGAGGCCGACGGTGCCGGTTTGGTCTGGGAAGCTGATCGTGCGGTTGGCAGTTGGGGTGACCGATTGAATTGTGGTCGAGAAGCTAGCGCCACTGTCGAGGTTGAGGTCGCCGCCGACGCCAAGCACCTTGCCGGTGTTGTCCCAGGTGAGATCGGCGCTGGCCGCAAGACCACTAGCTCCGTCGTTGTACTGGATCTCGTTGGCGCTGCCAGCTGCAGTGGCGCCAGCTGCACCAGGCACCCAATCACCCGTAGCGCTGTCGTACACCAACGCCTCGCCGTTTGCCGGCGGGGTCGTGGTCAGATCAACGTCCCCGAGATCGCCTAGGGCGCCAGTAGTGGCCACCGTGGCCAGACTGCTCTCCAGCGCGTAGCCAGGGTGCGGGTCGGCTGCAGCTTCGTGGGTGCTGATGGCGCTCGCTGCAGTGCCAGCGGCCTCGGCTCCCAGCGTCGTGCGCTGCGCCGCTGCATCAACATCATCAAGCAGCGCTTTGCCGGCAATGGTGATGTCACCGCCGAGGTTGCTGGTATCAACAACGCCGGCATCAATCGTCCAGACGGTGCCGGTGCCGCTTACGGTGATGTCACCCTTGTCGCCGTCAACAGCAATACCGACAAGCGCATCAACACTGACCGTTTGCGTTGAAGTTACTAATTCATCAACTTTCAGCTTGCCAAACGCCATCTACAAAATCCCCCAAATAGCGCCAGCTGGTATGGTCACAGTGTAGCCAGCAGCAATCTCAACAGGCCCTTGTGACAGCCCGTTGCTGCCAGCGGTGAGTGTGTAGTCCTCGCTGATGACTTGCTGGGATTCCAGGATGATGCCGCCTGCTGCGGGCGCCTGAGCCTCCCAGCGGTTGTTGGCGGCGACATAGGTGAGCACGTCACCGTCAGCCTTGGCGCCATTCGCCTCGACATCGTGCAGATCCTGCAGACGGCGGCCGGTGTCAACGCGGACCATCAAGATGCCGTTGGTCTTCTTGCTGATCACAGCAGCCACGGGCAGCTTCAGGTTGGGCGCTGCTGGCTCAACGTTGATTAAGCCGCCTGGTGTCGCAGGATCACACCACAGGATGTCACCCTCTTCAAAGGCGAGCGTGTTGACCTGCCGCACCTTGCCGAAGGTGGTGACGAAGCCATCCTCTCCGGCAGCAATCGCTTCTGTGGTCACGCCGAAGAACACATAGCCGGGATAGGTGCCATCAGCCACCATCGGCGCCACCAGCAGCCGGCCGCTGTTGCCGATCGTGCCAGCAAAGCGCACCGCTGTGCCATTCGGAATCTCGCTAGCGGTGCTGTTGCGGCAGAGCATCAGCTGCTCGCTGCCGAGCTGCAGCACCACGCCGCCGCCTTTGCCGAGATCGAGCGTTTGCTCGTCTACGTTCCACGCAAGCTGGCCAGCTTCAACTGAGACTGCGGCAGCCTGATCAAAGGTCACCGCCTCGAAGTCAGGCTGCTGGCCCAACTCGGTGTAGGGCAGGCTGGCCCACGCTGTCACACCATCGCCATATTTGCCGCGCAGGCTGCTCGCATCGGACTCGATGCCAAGCTCGCCATCCGCCAGCACTGGATTGGCTGCTGTCCAGTTGGCGCCGGTATCCCTGCGGTGCTTGATCCGTTGCGACAGCGTGCTCATGCCCCTCCTCCATCAACGTTCGGGGTGTTGACGAAGCTGGTGCCGTCGTTGATCAGCATGTCGCCCTGCTGCGGATCGGTCAGGGTCACATCAGCCAGATCCTGCAGGCCGAACTCACGCGGCTGACCACCAGGCGCTGTGGCCGGCGGCGCAATCTTCATCAGATACAGATCGGTGAAGGTGCCATCATCGGTTGGCTGTGCGCTACGCACCGTGTAGTTCACACCGGCCACCGTGATGCCGTCGCCGTAGATCAGACCGCCGAACTCGCTGGTCTTCACCGTCAGCTTGTAGTCAACGCTGAGCACCTGATCGCCAGCGATCACCTCCATCGGCATGTCGAGGATGCCCAATCCAGAAACGGCGCCAGTGGTGACACTGACGCCGAAGTCTGCCAAGAACGCATCTAGGTTCTCGGTAAAAGCCATCAGCCGTACTTCTTCAGGCCGAAACCGAAGCAGGTCACAGCAGAGCTGGCGGTGCCAGTCTCAGCGGTGCAGCTGAGGCGGATGTAACGCTTGAGGTCGTTGCTGTTGAGGGTGATCACCTCTTTGTAAGCAGCGTCGCCGATAGCGGTGAAGCTACCGCCGGTGGCTGCGGTGTAGGTGCCGCCGGACGCGTCCGACTCCTCAATGCGGAAGGTCAGATCAGCAGCAGCGCCGGCAGCAGTGCCGGACAGGATGATCTGAACATCGCCTTCGTAGCCGGCCAGATCGACGCCAGCTTGATCGCCGGTGCCGGTGATGGTGGTGGTGGCCAGAAGGGTGAAGTGCTGGAGCTTGTCCAGCGTGAGCTCATGCAGTGCCATGGGTCTTGGCGCGACGTTGACGTGGTTTGCGTTTGACAGGCTCTAGATCCTGCACCACGACAGCTGCAGGAGCTGTCGGGACTGCTTCTGCCTTGCCGCTGCCAATCAGCAGCCGGGCGTCGCGGTCGTTCACCTCCACCACATCACCAGGCCTTGCGGGCTGGCCAAAGATGGAGGTCTGGCGCAGGATCAGGAGCCTCATGATCACAGGGTGTTGTTACCGCGGCAGAAGGACTCGGGGTGACGCACGGCCACGTCAACATCCTGCAGAGCAGTCACGCGAACGCTGCCGCTCTTGTCCAGTGCGTAGGGGTTCACCTGGATATCCAGGGCGCCCCACATGCCCATGATCATCTGATTCCATACGCCGAAGAACACATCGCCGCTGGCTACCTGATTGGAGCGCACGACGTTGTAGCCGTTCACGGTGCCGCCGGGCTCAAGGATGAACTGAGCGGTGTTGCTGGCCTTCTCGGTGGTCTTGAAGCCGCCGAAGATGGTGGAGTTGGTCACGTAGGACATAGCGCCGATGTCGGCGTTGTCTGCAGCCACCTTGGTCTCCATGCTGACGATCTCCGCATAGGTCGGATTGTCAGCGTTGAAGTCCTCGGTGTTGATGCCGGTGACGAACTTCAAGCCCTCAGGCTGGCTGCTGGAGCCGGTGCCGTACAGAGCAGCGCGGTCGATCTCAAGGGCGATCACAGTGGCAAGCTCATTGCGCACCATCTGCTCAACGTCGATTGAGCTTTGCAGCATCAGGCGACGGCTGAACTCGGTGTAAGCGCCGAGGGTCTTGGCCACCAGTGCCACCTGATCCACGCTGGGCTGCGATTCGGTGGGGTCACCACCTTCAGCCACCCAATATGCGGAGGCTGCGCCGGTCTGGCGGGGGATCGCCACAGGGCCTTGCAGGCCGGTCAGCATGGTGACGCCGAGGGTGTTCAGCGCCAGGCGGTTGCGCAGCAGCTCGATGAAGCTGCCGGGGCGAGCATCGGTGAAGACCAGATCACCAGCACCGGAGGCAGTGCCAACGGTGAGGTCACGCTGCAGCACGTCATTCGGGGCCAGGATGCCGCGCGGGGTGATGCCCATGCGCTGTGCAGTGGCTTCGCTCACCTCACGCTCGAACGCAGCGGCCTCATGGGCAGCGCGATCACCGGGCAGCATCTGTGCGCGGATGGCACGCACGAAGGAGAAGCTGCGAGCTTCCTTCTCGGTCAGGCCGATGTCAGCAGAACCGCCGGTAGCGATCGGCTGAGCAGCGCGAGCAGGAGCGGCCGGGGTAGCCGGCTGAGCAGCGGGACGCTTGGCAATCTCGGCGAGCACCGAACGCATGGCGTCAGCTTCAGAAGCACCGGACTCGATCAGACCTTGGGCCAGATCGTCTGCCTTATGCTCACGGCAGAGGGAAGTGATGGAGGCAACGCGGGTGCGCTCATCGGCCGCAGCCTGAGCCCGCACGGCCTCCATGTCGATGGTGGAGGGGTCCATTGGGGTGTTTTCGTTAGGGGTCGAGGGTGCGGCGGATGCCGCGGCAGCGCCGGGTGGACCGGAGCTGCTGTCGTGGCCGGCCTTGCGACCTTGGCCAACGGTGTGATCAGCAGGGATGCTGACAGCCGAGACTTCCATCGGCGTGAATCGCGTCACGACCGCGAAGCCATCACGACTGGAAGTATCGAGCGGCTCGTCGATCGAGTACATGAAGGACACGTTGCGGATGGTGCCGCTTTCCCAGTCCTGACGCCGCTTGTACTCTTCGCTGCCTTCGGACCTGGTGTTAGGGCTCCAGCGGGTGCGCACACGGCCGCGGCGATCGTCGCCCATCCATGCCCGCTCAACCACGCCGAGCACCACCTCGGGGTTGTGATTCCAGAGCCACGGTGCAGCGCCGCTGTTGAGGCGCTGCATGTTCATCGCTTCAGGATCGTGGCTGAGCACCTCCATGCCGAAGTAACGCTCAACCGGCTGCTCTGAACTGAAGGTGAACTCAACGACATCAGGATCGTCAGCTGCACGCGCAACCTCGGCCACCACCGCCGAGCGGTAGAGCGGCTGTTGGTTGAGCTCACGCAATTCCACTTCTCGATCCTCTGATCTTGCTTCCATGCTATCGACAAGCAGCTCAGACATTTTCTTCGTTAGTGATCTCCTGCTCCGGTGTTGCATTGGTGGCGCCAGCTAGCTGATCATCAGCCGGGTTGGTGTCGAACTGAAGGCCTAGCTGCTCAGCCCGGTCAACCTCAGCAGCGCGTGCAGTGAGCAGATCCTCAATGTCGCCACCACCTTCGGCCACCACCTCAGCCTGCGTCTTGAAGCCAGCCCGTACAGCCTCCTTGTAGGCGCCGACTTCCTTCATCGGGTCAACCCATGCCCAGCCGCGGGGATACCAGCGCACGGCCTCATACCGCTCTGGCATCGCGTCATAACCGGGCAGATTGAGCTGGCCCACGCCTGCGGCCGCAGCCATCCACCGGTCAAACACCGGCTGCAGCAGGTGCTCGATCATGTAGTCCTGAAGCATCCGCCAGTGCTCGCGGTCCTCCAGCAGGCTTAGCCGGCTGCTGCTGTAGTTGGACTGGCTGAAGTCGCGGCTGATCGTCTCGAAGCTGCAGCCGATGGCCGCGGCCACACCGCGGAGCATGGCCCGCAGGAACGGCTCAAACTGGCCATCGGGGGCATCCAGCTGCGGGATGCTGACGGTCTCGCCCGGTGCCAGGTACTTGAAGACGCCTGGCTCAAAACGTGTCACCTGATCGCCGTCTTCTACGTCGTCACCGTTGAGCTCACCTTCGGGCGATTGGATGAAGCCCATCAGGGAGCTGTTGGCACGGGCCCGCACCACCTCGGCCTCCTCGTAGCCTGAAAGATGATGCAGGCGCTTGACGGCGCTTGATGCCCATGGCACGCCGCGCGTCTGACCGGGGCGCTCGGTGACAAACAAATGGATGATCTGATCGGCTGGCACCTCCGTGACGCGATAGCCGATGCCATTAGTCAGATCGCCTGGGTGCCGATCGCGGAAGGCATAGCTGATCGGTCTGCCCCACCGGTTGACGCGCACGCCCATGCGCCACTCATTGCCCTGCGCATCAGGGCCGCTGGTCTTGCCTTCATCGCAGTAATCGGCCTCGATCACCTCAAGGGCCAAGGGCACACGACTACGCCCGAATGGTTCATCAACGATGCGGATGAACACCTCACCGGATTCGGCCATGGCCTCCACAGCCAGCCGCAGGATCTCTGGCAGGCTGAGCTTGCCAGCGACGTGGCAGCGATCGGCGTGGCCCCATGCAGTCCAGCCTGATTCGACTTGCCGGTTCAGTGGCTCGTTCAGCCGGCCGCCGCGCTGCATCATCACGCGCGACTGCATCCTGATGCCGCGGCCAATGACGTTGGCACCGATCGCGCGGATCGCCTGCCGCACGTAGGGCGAATCACGGCGCAGCTGCCGTGAGCGATCGCGCAGCTTGACGATGCTGCCGTCGATCTCAGTGTCGGCGCTGGTGCTGCTCGTGACCCATCCATGGGTCAGGCGGTTGACCATGGCGCCCTCATAGGCGCGACGTGGCAGGCGTGATTTGGTGATGGCCTGCTCAGGTGCAGATGCTGTCTTGGTGCGCTTTGCCATCAGCCGAACCTCACGAACATGTTCATCGGATCACCGAGGCCCTGAGCTGCTTTTTCAGCAGCACGCTCACGGGCAACAATCGCCTTGAGCTGCGCTTCACGTTGCATCAGCTGGCCGAGCTCAAGCTGGGTGAATGAACGGCTGCCGATGCTGTATTGCTTAGATCGACCGCTGATGATGGCGCGGATGGCAGCTTGCACCGCGTCGAGATCTTGTTCGGCTTGGCTGCGGCCATCGAATGCGGCTGGTGTGCCGCTGTAGGCCAACGACGCAAGCACTGTGGTTGTGCCGCTGCCGGTGATCACCACGTCATCGCCTGACGTGATCTTGCGCTGCCAGTACCAGGTGCCGGCATCCCATGCGCCGGTTACTGCAGCAGACAAGGCCACATCCCAGCCACCGTCAGATCGTGCGGTGCCGGTGATAGTGGCGCCTTCGCCTGCGGTGTTGGTGCGGAAGCTGATCGTCAGCGTCCACGATGCCGACGTGGCAGGGTTGCCGGCCGGATCAGTCCCGGCAGGTTCAATCCACTGCAGCGTGCTGCCGGCGGTGATCTCAGCGGGAACAGTCACGGCAATACCTCCTCAACCAAGGTTAGCCACGGGTTTACCAGCCACTGACGAAGTTAGGGCCGGATTGCGTTGATCTACGGCGCCTTGTTGGTTTCTTCTCAGCCGGTGCTAATCGTTGTTGCTCTGCTGCAGCCTCCAGCTGATCCCACATCGTGGCGCGGTTGTAGCGGCGCTTCACCAGCTCCAATGCAGCAAGTGCATAAACGCAAAGGTCGAGCGGTTCGTTCCGGGCACCGGATGGCTTCTCCCAGCTCAACACCTGGAAGCCCTTCACGGTCTTGGGCACCAACCGCTCACAGGTCAGGCCCTGCAGGTAGTCCTCGGTTACGTCCTCGCCGAAGTGGATTGAGCCGGGCCCGGTGCCGTCCTTCTTCAGTCGGGCGTAGATCGTGCGCTTCAGCGTGTCGCCGCCGACCATGTAGAGCGTAAGGCCGCCTTTGATGACGCGGCCGCGCCAGTTGACATCCACTTTGCTGCCCTTGCCCAAGGCCGGCGCCGCCTTGGTGCTGCTGCCCTTGATCGCCATTACACCCTCCGCCGCCCTGGCGCGGCAGAACTCATAGGCCTCCTGGGTAAAGTGGCCGCCCGTGTCCACAGCGCAATGCCGCACGGTCAGCGTGCCGCCGCCCTGCCGCGGGAACTGCGTCTTGCGGATGCTGTCGATCTGCTGCCACACCTCTTCGTAGGCCGGGCTGCCCTCGACCTTCTGGTGCCAGATGCGCCACATCTCCTCCCCGCGGCCAAAGCCCCAGACGGTGGTTTCTAGCCAGGTGTCCTGCACGTCCACAGCCATCAGCAGGATCACGACGCCTTTGGGGCAGGTGCCGCTGCTGTAGCCATCGCGCTGCGCACGGGCGATCAAGCCATCAGCGTTGATGGCGGCCACAGCCTCATCCTCCCAGGCTTCGGCGGCCCGCTTGTTCACCCAGCCCTTGAGCAGCAGCGGGTCAGTCTTGGCACGGAGGAACTCATCGCGGATCTGTGCCCAGCTGGTCCAGCCGGCCGGTGCGTACCATCCGGGCAGGTGAAAGCCGGCGGTGATGCCGTCACCCTTGGCGGTGGGCTGCCACTGGGCGCCGGTCAGCATCGTGGTCTTGTGGCGCTCGGTGACGCGCTCACCGCAGGCCGGGCACTGCGCGAACACCTCGCCATCGGGCGTGTCCCACTTCATGTGCTCACGCCAGCGCAGCACCTCCAGCGATCCACAGCAGGGCATCAGCATGGCTAGCTGCCGGCGATCGCTGCGATCCTCGAACTCGCTGGTGATGCGACACATGCCGCGGGTGCCTGGTGTGCTGGTGATCAGCACCTTGCCCATGGGGAATGTGCTGGTTCTGGCCTCGGCGTTCTCGAGCGGGTCGCCCTTGTCGTCGGCCTCGAGCGGGTAGGAGCTCACCTCATCAGCCAGCAGATAGGCCGCCGGCATGGACTGCAGACCGCTGCCACTGTTGGCGCCGGTCAGCACGAACAGGCCACCACGGAACTCCTTGAGGAACATGGTGTTGCCGCTATCGCGTGCGCGAGGCGGTGCGATCAGCTCAGACAACGCTGGCGTTTCGCGCAGTAGCGGCTCGAGGCGTTGCCGGTTGAGGCGCTTGGCCATGTCCAGGGTCGGCTGCACCAGCAGCGTGGGCGCCGGCCACAGGTGGATGATCGAGCCAAGCCAGTTGAGCACCACCTCGGTCTTGCCGAGCTGCGAGCCAAACATCAGCACCACGCGCCGCCATGGGCTGCTGGGGCTGAGGCACTCCATCGGCTCGCGCAGGTAAGGCGTGCGATCGGTGCGCCACGGGCCAGGCTCCGCTGAGCCTTTAGTTGACAGAATGCGATGACTATCAGCCCATTGATCGACGGTCATCGGATCAGCAGGGCGCAGGCCCTCGGCAAAGGCCTGGCGGTAGATCAGGGCAGCATCAGCCATCAGCAAGACTCCGCAGCGCGACGCGCAGTTCTTCGGTAAGCAGGTTGTGGCATAGGCGGGCATCAGTGGTGCCGGCCAGCTGCGCAGCGAGGCGATCAGGCAAGGCCATCAGGCTGTCGCGCACTGATCGCGCAGCAGCAAACGCTTCACGCTTCACCTGCTCAGTGGAAACAAGCTCATCACGCTGCTGTGATACCTGCAGCTTGGCCAGCTCCGCCTGGTAGTGCTCCTTGCGGGCTCTGCTCTCGTTGAGATCAGGGATTGCATCATCTGGCAAGCGATCAATGCTGCGCCTGAGCTCCTCTGGGCTGGTTGGTTCAGGCTCAACAGGATCTGGCCTGCTGACTTTCGAATTGTGAGTGGCCCTGGTGTTCTTGTTCCACAGCTCCAGAGCAAGATCACGGTCAAGCCATCGCTTGCCGTCCTTCTCAACAACGGCGGCCTTGATCCTGCCCTTGGTTGCTGCCGTGACAGTGCCCTTAGCACACCCTCGAAT